TGTTTGTGTTTGCAGTAAAAGCTGTTGTGTTTCCACACCAACCACCATGTGTTGTGCTACCACTTAGAAAGATATTGTTTGTGTTTGAACTTGCTGTTGTTGGAAAGTCTTTAAAAGCATCTATCTTAACTGTGACTTGATATTGTACACTGTTTTGTACAATCTGTCTTACAGTACCATTTGCAAAGTTAGCACCTGATGTGGCTTTTGTTTTAAGTACACTACCAACTGCTATAGTCTGATTGTTAGAAAATGTCAATACAGATTCAGCACGTACCTTTTCTTCAGGATTAAATGTACCAGCTTTATTATCATATGTCATAAACTCATTATCAGGATTTTCTAAGAATACAGTACCTTGTGACTTAGAAAACTCGGCCCTATGTAACTGAAATTTTAAGTCTTCAGATTGAATAGGTGTATAAGTTTTATCATTTGCAGAACTGAGTAGAACACCAGCGCCTGGTTGTTTATCAATCAACTCACCGGTATCAATATCTTTTCCGCCTAGTTGTGCTACCCATACTGCATACTCGTCTGAGTTACCAGCAGGAACTATTGTGATACAATAATCTTTATAGTTCTTCAAAAATACTGGTGAGTCAAATGTAAATGTTGTTGCTGTTGTAGCAGAAGTTTCACTAGCGTTGATAGACGCTGGAAATAATGTCTTCGATGCATATGGTAAAACAGTTGGTGTTGGATGGCCATTATCTACTTCACGTATTTGTACAGTGATAGGTAGAGATGCCGCTTTTTTAAAGAAGTATAAATCAACTTTAGTAATAAACACACCAGAAGATTGTTCTTCATTTACTGAGAATGTTTGCGAGATAGGATCTGGATTTATTGTACGTGTACTAAGAACAACTCTTGAAGTCTGAACTCTTGTGTCTGTTACATCTTCTGTTTTTATCTGTGGTGTCACAAGATTCATAGAAGCTCCTCTTTGAGTAATCGTTAGAGGTATACTTGTATAATCTGCAAAAGAAGAAGTTGTTGTTAAGTCACTTGCAATTTGATTGTTTGCTACATCTTGTAATTTAAATCTTCTAGTACCAATTCTAAACTTCAATGAGTTTGTGTCAGGTATTCTGAATACACCATGAATTGATCCAGCAGAATTTGTAACTAGAGAGTCACCTTCAACACCAGTATTCGCATGTGCAGAGTTTGTTGGTGTTGTAAAACCAGCAACTGACTCATCATCAAAGTAAGGATAAACTCTTGTGCTAGGTTTCATACCATGTGCGGTAAACTTTAGAAGTCTTGAACGCATGAACTCTCTTACTGCTACTTGCTGTATGTAGTTACCTATGTTAAAAGTCTGATTAGAAGGACTTATAGATGTTTGGATACCTGCACGTATTTGTTCTTGTTGTAAAGTACCTATAGTAGATATAGTTCCTCTACCCGAGTTCAACTCTTGAAAACTTCCACCACGACTTTCTGAAATATCTGTGATACGTGCATTATCAGTATTAATCCACCCACCCCAATCAGTACCAGTAAATCCTGTAGCGGCCGCTAATTGTTCAAAAGCTTCAAACATACCTGAGAAGTCCATTTGAATGTCAGGCAGTGCTGTGATATCAGGTGTATTATCCATAGGTGGATCTAATGTCATATCACCTAACCAGTTGAATGTCAATTCTTGAACTGGATTTCTTGCTTTACTTGCTTTATCTTGATTTATAAAAGACGTATGTGTATAGGCTAATGTAAGTAAGTTACCTGTTTGTGCTACGTTTGAAGAAGTAAACGACTTATCCTTCTCCATGAGAATATCTCTTCTCTTAAAGTAAGGACGTAGTTGATTTTTATTTCTATCAATTGATGCTCTATAACCTTTCTTTCCTGAGTCTGATAGATTATGGCCATCAAAGTTCTCTACAAAGAATCCATTCTTAAATCTATCAAAACCAGAACTATTAAACAGTTGCTTATTCTTTATACTTGCTTCAAGAGCATTAAGAGAAGAATAGTATTCGGCATTCTTTAATCTTTCATCAATACCTCTCAAGTCTTTCATTGTGTATCGTCTATTATTTTCCAAAGTAAGCTTTACACCATATGCACCTTTATTATTATCTCTTGCTACTTTTGAAGATAGGGATGGATATACTGGTATATTTAAAACACCTAGAGTCATAGCGTTTGCTTTTTCTTCAGGTACTTTTGGTGTTGCGGCTGGTATACCTTTAATTGCTTCTAGTTTACCTTCTTCTGTAATTACAATTCTATCTTTTCTTGGTAGATATTGTTGTACATCTGCTTGAAAGTTTTCATCAGGTGCAACCATATGTGCGCCAGTTGCATCTACTACAAATGTATTTGGTGAAGCTTTCTCTGCTCCTGGATTTGTTGGTGAACCTGCAATCGTACCTGTTGTTGTAGGATCACATGTATTTGCCTTTATTGGACGAAAATCTATAGAGTCACGTAGTTCATATGATTTACCTGTTGTGGGTGATGTATACTTAGGTATTTCAAATGTCTTAATAGTTGTTGCACTCTCAACGGCATCATTTACTGGATAAGAATCTACAGATAAGAAACCTATTCCTTGTGATGTGTTTCTTTCAAAAAATGAAAACTTGACAAGTATTCTTTTACTAGCCAAACCAAGTTGACTTGTAGATTTCTTAACAAGTTTTGCAACGTCATACATATCATCTTTTTGTCCACTGTCAAGATCAAAATGGCTTGTTACATCTTGATCACTTGTAGTTACTGATGTCGCACTACCAAGATAGACTGCTTCTAGTTTAAATACATCTGCAACACCCAAACTCCAAGGCCCAGTTGCGCCAGATGAGTGTGTTGCAGTATTAAGATTTACGAATCTACTCTTCTTAATTGTCTTTGCGGTTTGTATAGCATTTGAGCGTAAGACATTAAAATATACAGAACAATCAAAAGAAGTTGGTGTAGTATTTGATTGTTGTAGACTTATTGTATGTGCTGTAGCGTCAGAAGATATTGTACCATTTGCAGAAGTATCGAATATGTAACCTTTAGGAAATACTTGTCTATGTGATACAGCATCACTAGTTCCTAATCCACTTCTTGATCCACTGATATTATCAACGGTTGTCATTGATTCTCCATTTGTCGCAATTGATGCAATAACATGATCTTCTGTTGTTGAACTGCCAGAAAAAGGAGCTGTAGAATCTGTTAATCTTATGATATCACCAACTTGATAATAATCACTAAACTTATTTCCAGTTGAAAAACCAGCTCCTGTTATTGTTTTACCTGATCCGTTGAAAGATGTAATATGTCCTTTTCTTGGAGCAGTTTTTACTTCAGGAGTTTTTAATACAACAATAACTTTTCTTTCATTGTCGGCTGATAAAGGACTACCAGTTTCATTTAATGTTTCGACACCACCAGCGTGGGCTGAGTTAGCCGCAACTGTTGCTTGAGCATTTCCATCAAAAGTTACAGTCTTTTCTGTTCTAAAAACAAACTGTGTGTCAACATTATTAGAAGAGTCTTTTAATGTTTTTGTACCTAAAGCTGAGAATGGTAAAACTAATAAGTTATTACTTGGTTCTTGTATGACAGCATTACCATTAGTAAGAACTATATCTGCAAGTGAATTATGATCCGAGTTTGCTTCAAATACGGAACGAACATCTGCAAAGTTTTTATCTGTATTCATTCTTATATCAAACAAGAATAGTTTAAATTGTCCAGAGGCAGTTCCAGCTGTTCCTGCATGATATGCAAATCCTCTTACTTTAGCAGAACCTATCGCATTTCCTGCGGCAGTTGTATTACCAAAAGTTCTACTAGCTATAGCTGTAGCGGCCGCATCATGCAATGCAATTTCTCTAAGCCCTTGAAAGTCCCAAGTGCCTACAACATTATTTACAATTATATAATTACCAAAAGTTTGTGTTAATACTCTTGCATCTCTTGTTGTAAAGGCTGTTGCTTTGTCTACTTCTAAAGGTGTTGGATTTATGAGATGTACTTTTTGTCCATTCACATAACCAATACCTTTGTCAACTTCTGCAATAAGTTTATTTGCATCACCACCTTCGTCTGTGTTATATCTACCTAAGTTCTCACTAGATTTTAGATGTTCACGAACACGAATTGTAAATGGTTCTGTAGCATAGTTACCTAGTGTCTCATGAAACTTCATAGCAATATGCTTACCAATATCTGAGTACATTGTCTCTTTATTGTTTCTGATGAGTATACCATCTTTCAATTCAGCAATTGTAAAGAATGTAGCAGTATTGGCGGCACCTGTAACTCGTGATGCAAGAGTAGGTAACATTTTTAATCTGTCAGCACCGGGAGCGGCAAAGTTAGTAGAGCCTGATGCGTTGTCGGAAAGACTACTATCTATATTTGAATTTACTAATGTCTCTACTGTTTGAAATCCAACTTTCTTAGATGGCGATGTGCTGTACTTATCTACGATATGACTTTGAGAACCGACTCTAACAAAATGTCCTTTATGAAAAATAACACCATCTGATACTGATGCTCTTGTACCTAGTCCAGTAGAGCTAGAAGCTATTGTGTTAGCGGCAACTACAAACGCATTACCTGCTCTATTTCTTATTGTGAGAACTTCATTATCAACAAAAGCTTTAGTTGTATTATTTGTGCCTGAGTTTGTGTACTTGACAAAGAGTGTCATGTTATCAGGTGCGGCTCCTTCAGATCCATCAGCGACATCTATCAACTGTGCAGTCATACCTGATGTAGTACCAGAAACTATTGTGTTTGCTACAACACCACCAGAGAAAAAATCAGTAAGTAATATAACTCTGTTGTTAGCATCTTTATCTCTAAGTTTAACAAAGTCAATATCTTCTATTTTTAAAGCGGCACCTGTAACAATTGTACCATCTACTAATATTTCGTTACCAAATCTCTCTATTTGATTTTGTAGTATTGTCTGTAGCTGAGTTAATTCTCTAGCTTGTACAGCAAAACCAGGACGAAACAAAACTCTATTATAGTTTTTCGTTTCATCAAAATCATCAAAATAAGGACTTTGGTTTAAATTTGTTTCCAGTGTCATCTACTTTACCTTTAAAAATCTAGTATAACTTTAATGTCTTCTGTTTGATCTACTGCTCTATCTACTTTCTGAAAGTTCTCTACATGTATGAACTCACCAGAATATGTGTTCGCTTCTGGGCCAGATATTGTTGATACAGTTGCAACTTTTGTAGAATTTCCTCTTTTTAACAAAACGTCATTCTTAGTAAAAGCAACATGATTACCATAACTATCTACATTATTTAGATAGATATTAAAGAACGATGTATCACTAATTGTCTCATCATCTTTAATAAAAACTATTGTTCCATTTGCTCCGTTTGATGCTTGTGCTACTGAAGCGTTTTGTCTTGCGGACGCATTTAGTTCAGTAATAAATCCAATGGTACCATTCTCAGCATTTATTCTCATTCTTTCATTTGTTATCTCATCATCTATCTGAAATTGATTCTGTGGTATATTATTTATGACTTGCTGATAAGATATATTTAATCTTGTTGTTAATCTTAATGTGTCTGCACTATTAGAGGTGTTCGCTATAGCCTCTGTCATAATAGCATTATTTGAGTTGACTTTCAGAATAGGATCTTTTAGAATGCTTATTGTTCTAAACTCTGTATTTGCAGGAATGAAACCTTTGCCAGTTGATGATACGCCTTGACTACCTTTGAACTGTGCATTCAAACAAACTTTATTACCACCTAATTCTTTAATTGCATCTTTACCGTGGCCACCTATAGGTGATATAATCACATTTGCAGTAGCACCCGTACCTTGAACTGTGTTTGATGAGATATATGCTTTAGCATGAGTATACTTAGAACCCACTGCTATTACATTTACATTTGAAATATTACCATTTGTGTTTACTAACGAATAGGCTAAAGCTCCTACACCATCACCTATAATATTTACTGTTGGTGATATAAGAACTGTAGAAGTTGTATCTGGTGTTGTTGAGAACCCTGTGTTGGTTGTAAGAGTTCTTGAAGAGCCATCATAGTTTACAATTCTTCTCAGTTGTCCTAATCCTGTACCCGATTGTATATAAACAGAGTCGCCATTGTAATGATTATCTACTGAAGATGGATTACCTTGTGCTAGTTGAATTGTAGTTGAAGTAGCACCTATAACGGAAGTACTATTCAGCATACCATAACCTGAACCTACATCATTTGTTTCAACAACATGTATTGCACCATTTACTGATGCATTCTGTACTGATACTTGATTATTTTGCTCTGCACTACCATCACTATTGTTCAATGTTTGTACAGGCATATGTGTAGCTGTTAAGAATTTATTTGCTAGTCCTAAACTAATTGTGTACATATACTTCCAAGTATATCCATCTGATGTAGTAAAAGGTGTTGTAGAAAAACCAGCAGGCTTAACAGTTGACTGTCCGCCTTTATTATTGTATAGACATTTGTAAATATTGTTCTGATCGGTTAAAACAAAAAAGTTAGAAGTATATAAGTTAATATTTGTTTGCTTGTACATAGGATAAACTGTACCCGTAGCCCAATCGTTTCTAGGAACTACATGACTCACATCGGTTGCGTTTATTTTCTTAGCTCCTATGGCATCTTTCCAAATAGTATAATGTTTATCTTCGATTGTCTCTATAGCTGTAGGCGAGTTTGGTTCATTTGGCCATTCTGTACTTTTACCTAGAACAGCATAAAGCACAGTTGAGTTCTTTGTGCTTCTTCCATCTGTCTCATTTACAGAATCTACGAAAGCTTTCGCACCCATGATGTTCATTTCTTTACTAGCATAAGAAGTCATTATGATACCGTTCCTGAAAAATAGTGAGCATTCGCTCCTGTTATATTACCATGTGTCCAATTCACAGCGAGATTGGCACTAGTTGCACTGCTGACTATATTTAGTCGTGCTTGATAAAAGACATTGCTAATTGGCCCAATTATTATTGATTGTCCATTAGCAAATTCTGTAGTAAATTGTGTACCAGTTCCTGTTACTGTATTAGCATTATTAGTAATTGCGATTGTACCTGTTGCAACTTTTCTTTTACGTACTAAACTTGTAGCTACTGATTGACTCATTGCATTTGTAGAAACTTTAAATTTTCCGAAAAACTTTTGCCCAGCAGGGTGTACTAATCTTAACGCAACATCTTTGTATCTTGTAAGAGCAATCGATGCGGCAATCTCATATGAGAACTCTTGATAAAAATTACTGTCTTGAATAAACCCTCTTGCTGAAGATACATGTCCTCTTGTTGATGCATAATATCCTTCTGCATTTGCTATATTATCTATTGTTATTGTTCCTTGAGCTTGAATAGCATTTACTCTACCTGAAGAAGAAAAGGTTACTGTTTCTTTTGGTTTATATGAAAAACCTGAATCGATAACTTTAGCAGTTTTAATAGAACCATTAGCACCTATGTCTGCACTAATAGTTGCATTTTCTCCAAGAATTCCTTCGTCTTGTATGCTTACTATATTTATAGCACCTGTCCCAGCTAGAGAACCTTGACTTGCATCTGTGAAATGTTTTGTGGCTGAAGTACCAGTGGCCCAATTAATACCTCCTGGTTCTCTTTGTAAATCATCTTGCCATACTCTAAGAACTGTTTCAAATGTATTGTTAGCATGTTGAATAGTTTGTCCTACAGCCATAATATTAGCTTTTGCACCAGTTGATACTTGCTCTAATCTATCATTAGTATCAAGTGCAATAATACTATTAACACCTGTACCGAAATTAGCATTATCATATTGTACAGTAAGATAAGCTTCACCAATACCTAATGCGGCTACGTTTCTATGCTCTACTACAACTCTAGGCGCTTTTGTAAAATTTTGTCCACCTATTCTATTAGATAGTCTTGCAATTGTACCAACTGTACTATTGACAAACAGTAACGAATCATTTAAAGTAGTATGAATATTTTCTATCTGATTGTTAGAAGTCTGTACAACATTATTTCCTACAACAACTTCACTATTAACTTTTCGTATACCTTCTTTTGCTATAAACGCTTTCATTGGGCCTGCATCGAATTGACTTGTAGTATTTGATGTAGTATTTGCTGTCACTTGCATAGTAATAATTTTTCTATCAGCACTACCATTGCCACTATGATCATATTGATTACTAGCAGTAATATCTAATACCTTTTTAACGACACCGAAAGCACCACTTACCATACCTACTATTTCATCACCTTGAGTTATACCTCCACCACCATCTGTGTTTGCTACTTGTACGACATGATAACCTATTGTGTTTGCGAAGAAACCGCCCGATGCTACTGTTCCTACAGTAGCTCCTGTAGCTGTAGTTTTCTTTACTGTTTCACTTGCTTGAAAGTTTTTAAATGTGTCTACAGCTAACACCACGTTTGTGCTATTATATGCTCTACGAATTGCTTTCACTATAGCGTTTGCAGAAGAAGTTACACCAAATAAACTATCGCCAACTACAACACCTGGATTAGATCCAGAAGCAAGAACGATAACAGCATTTGCGTTTGTTCTATAGTTTGTCCCAGATACAAGAGTTTCACTCGCTTCTCTAAAACCAAAATCGGGTGAAGATAATAAAGTGTTTGCATGTGTGTTCATTATACCTAATGAAGTATCTCTATATGTAACTCTAGGAGCAGTCACACCAAAAACTGAATTTGATGCAAATTTATTTGTGTTTAAGCTTAATGCAAAAGTATCTGTTATATCACCAGCTAATATTTTAAAAGTAGCAGGAGATGTTCCAACACCACCTATATACTCTACTATTGTGCCTTGATTTTCTTCAGTCGTAATATAACCTGAACCACCGTCCACAATATTAAAATTAACTTTACTTTGTAAATCATTTGTATCTACAACAACAGCCTTTGCAAAGGCACCAGTCTTTGATGATATAATATCTACGATATCACCTTTTCTATATTCACCACCACCTGTAGTAATTGTGACTTTACGAATACCACACTCAACAATTGGCGAATAGCTACTACTTCCAGATAAATCTTTTATCTGAACTGCTTCTAAATGAGTGAAAGAACCTTTTACATTTGATAAAATTATTTGATCAATATCCCTATTCTTAGCTACGAGTCTTTTAACATCTTCTACCAAAGCTTCTGCTTGACTGTCAGTTCCTTTAATTGTTTTTCCTATAAACGAGTATACTCTAGGATCATGATGTGTTGTCAAGTATCTGTCTATTCTGAAATCGCCATCAGAAACTTTAAGCATTTGATCAGCTGGAAAGTTTACTTCAACATCTTCATTATATAATATTCTGAATAATAACTTGTATGAATCAATAGTACCTTTTGTTGTATACAAATCTTTGATACGTTTTGCAAGTAGTCTTTTATCTGCAAGGGCATCGTTAGGTATTTCAGGCATTAACTCAGAACGAAAATATTTTATAAACTCATCTAGAGTATCATCAATATCTTTGTAGTTTTTTAAATTTCTTTGAGTGTCTTGTTGTTTACCAGTTGTTTCAAGATATTGATAGTAAGCTTTAATAAAAGCCAAAAACTTTGGCCCTTCTTCTTTATAAAAAGCAGGAAACTGATTTTCAACTAGAGATGATAGTTTTCCCTCAACTGACATTAATTAACCTCTGCTTCAGTTTTAATCACTGCATCAGCAGAAGATATAATTATTATCTGTTCTCTTGTAGGTACGATATCTTTATTTACTGGATCAGCATTTACTTGTATTTCAATACCATCAAAAGCAGAAACAATAAAACTACTCATGCTTAATTTACCTGTTGAATAATCTATTGTACCAGCAGTGGCATTAATAAAAACTTTTTCTTTATTTGTATTAAATCTAAAAATTCTAATATTACCTAACCCATCATCGTCTAATTGTGCTACAAAATTATTAAATGTAAATGGGGAAGATGTTATTGAAGATGTTTTAATATTATTATGAAATTCTAACTCTACTAATGTGGCACTTGTTGTGCTTGGTACAAATCTTTTTTGCATTTTAAATTCTGCTTCATTATTCAATATTGCTTCATCTGTATTATCCAATTCACGTACAAATCTAGAATATCTTAACTTCTTTCCAAATTGTTCTAAATTATTTGTTGAGTAGTCTGTTATAGAATTTCTAATTAATGCTTGTATAGCTGAAGTAGCTATGTTTGTTTTTAGTGTATCGTAATATGTTACGATAGTGGGTATTACAAACAGATATGTTGGATCAATAATTACTGGATCAATGCCAAGCATTGTTCTATCTTTGATAGAGTTCTTGATTTCATCTTTGAGTGTTGCTGTTGGTATCAATTCGCCTTGTGGTTTGATAGCGATAAAAACTTTTCCGTGAACAGCAGGAATAGCTTCTTCACCACCAAAGGCCACAACTGATGATAGATTAGTGTTTTCGTTTAATATTATTCTTTCAAAGTCTTTTGCAACGACTGCACGATTTTGAATTTTAAAATTTCTTGGTGCATTGAACTTTATACTATCAACATTTTCTATTTCTACTCCGCCTCGTGCAACTTGATTTACTGAAAGACTAGTGCCTGAGTGACTAGGAGTAATTGATATACTATCAATAGAGAAAGTATTTGCGCCGTTAGTTTGTGTGCCATGACATACCCTATATTCCACTTGTACAATATTACCATCTTCTACTGGCTTACCTAATGAACCAGTTCCAAATAATATCTCATATTGTTTGTCACTTGTTTCTTGTAGATAGTAAACTGTTGATTGATTATTAACTTCACGTATATTTGTTGCTCTAGTATAAATTGTAGAAACACTAGAAGATGAAGATTCTATAACTGTAACTTTTATACTACGAGTGTCTACATTTTCATTTGGTAAAATATACTTTACAGGTGATGCACTATTTACTAAGAACTCATGTGTTACTGGCGTACCCTCTGTAATTGTAATTGCTTTTGTAAAAGCTCCTCCAACATTTCTTATAATATTAGATTCTGGTGTAACGAATGTAAATGTTCTATTATTAATACCTGTAGTGAAAGAACTATTCTTTGGTAATTCAAATTCAGATACATTTGATGCAACTCCAGAAAATGTTATAGATACATTTGCACTTGCACCCCTTGCAGAACGTGTAAGATATCCTAATTCTTTTGCTCTTGACACTACGCTGTCTCTTTGTTGTGCTGTATCTAAAAACATTTCATTTGCTAACATATTGGTATAGAAAGCATTGTAATGTGTGTTGTATGCTAATACATCTAGTAGAGTTGACATATTACTACCATCAAAATCATAATCATTAAATTGTGTTTGAGAGCGTAAGTAATTTTTTAGATTTGTTTTTATATCAGCGAAATCTACTTCGGTGACTCTAAGATATGTATTAGCGGACATGTTATCGTACTCTTTCTAATATGACATCTAGAACTACTGCATCTGGATCGTTTACCACTTCAAAAGCTATTGTAATAGCTATAGAATTTAAATCTATCCTATCTTCAACTAATATATCAATAATATTTGCTCTAGGTTCGTAGTTCTCTATTACGTTTATAATTGCTTGTTTCATCTGTTCTTGTAGATGAGATGTAAATGGTTCGAATAAGAAACCTCTTATATTGCATCCAAGATTAGAATTAAATGGCCTTTCATAATAATCAGTTAATATTAAATTTTTTACAGCTTGCTTAACCGCATCTCTATTAGTCTTTTTGTTTAAAGACTTTGTAATAGGATTCGTGATAAACTGATTATCAAAATCACTGTATATAACTTCAGAACTATCTGGCATTCTTTTTCTCTTGTATCTCTTTTCTTCTTGTAGTACAAATTTTATTTATTTCTGCTAAAGCTTTTCTTGCTCTTGTACCAGCAGAAAGATTACCTTTCTCAAACTTATCACTCTCTCTTACATACGTTTCAAAAAGATTTAACAAACTATCATGATAATTCACTTGACTCTTCCTTCATTTTATGATAAAATACTTTTGTCTATTTATAACTATTAATCACCATTTACAAATACATTTTCAGATCCTGTTTCTGCTTTGCTAGGTAGAAACTTATCGTGTCCTTTTGTAGCATCATCTTTTCTATGTACACCTTTACCATTAATAAAGACATTTGATGAACCTATTATTGCTTCATCTGTGCATGTAGTTTTATCACCTATAACAATTGCAGGTTTACCATTGACAAATACATTTGCATCTGTTTTAGTATAAGGTGATTGATGAAGAGGTAATGGTGTCAAAGGATCTAAATGCTTGACATTCTTATCTGTATCTGCTCTAACTACACCTCCCATTATGTTACTGCACCTCCAACACCTGATGATTCTGCTATACTTGTATCAGTAGGATTAGGTGCTTCTGTTTCACCATCACCACAAGATACTGCTCGTCTAATTGTTCTTAAACCGAAACCTTTTACAGGATTACTGATTTGATAACTTCTTACATTTAGTGAGTTACTTTGATTACCACCAAGTACTTCTACAGTAGTATCAGTCTTGTTGCCTGTTGCAAAACCTACATGTCCTAAACCAGAACTTCTAGACTTTCTAAAGAATACTACTATATCACCTTGTTTTACCTCTTCAAGAGAAACTTCTTTACCATAACCAGCATATGCTTGAGATGATGCAGTCTTTATATATTTGTTACCTGAACGCTTGAGAACAGCACCAATGAAGACTGCACACCAGGCAGTCTGATCTGCATATTGAGAACCATTATAACCAATCTCGTCCCATAGAAATTTAATTTTAGGATTGTTGCCTGTTTCTTTCCAACCACCTTCAGCTAGTAATTGATTCGCTATATCGTATGGGTTTCTATGTGGGTTGTCTTCTGAACCGCAAGTAGCTGGTGATTGAGGAACATAATCTGTATCAGAAGGTTCTACTTGTTCTGGATTAGCAGGGTGATCTGGTGGTACATCTTCAGGCTTTACATTTACAATATTAGTTTCAAATGTTACTGGATCATCAATAAGTTCTGGTGAGTATATATTACCAAAGTTGCTATTTAAATCTATTCGTTTCGATTTGATATCAACATTCTTAAACGTAGTAACATTGAAGTTACCTCTTGTATTAAAGTTAATATCACCATCAACAAAGAAGTCCATATTACCTGTGACATGTATTTTATCATTACCTGTTACAGTTTTAAAACCATTCTTCTGTTGTGTTACAACATCACCATTTGGTTGTATTTCTACAAATGTTCCTGACTTGTGAAGAACATTTATTCTTTCATTACCTTCCGTATCATCTATTTCAATGATATGTCCACTCTCAGTTTCTGTTACATGATTGTGTGGATACTCGGCCGCATAAGACGCTGAAGGCGCTCCAATAGTACTATCAGCATCAACAGTAATAGTGTTAGTGCCTCTTGCAAGTTTATTAACATCACTCTCATCAACATATTTAGGATATACTCCATTTGGATCATAAAAACCTTTCGATGTATCTGCTGTGAACTTAGGTGCTCCAGCAATCGTTCCCATTATATAGGGTTCTTGCGCCTCTTGCCCGTCTGCGAAGAATCCAATAACCCACGATCCCTCAACGATGCCCGTAGGCGATTTACCTTTTCCACTGACACCCGCTGAGGTGATGTCTTGGATTGGAATTGCCCATGGTAAACTTTCAGTAGGTATTTCGTTCTTATCATCGGTGTGCCAACCATAACACCTGACACGCACACGTCCGAGTTGTACAGGGTCATTACGATCTTCGACAACCCCGAAGAACCATATAAAATCATTTATCCCTAGGAAGTTCTTCATCATCAAAGTACTTCTCCCCATTCTTTATAATTACTTTTTTTGCTTTTATCGTTTTACTTTGTCCAAGTCCACCTGGCTTGAAGTTGTCAATCTCAATATATCCATCAAGTGCTTCTTTACTTGCAGAGTCATGTGGATCATCTGTGTGTGCTTTTGGTTCGTTAATTTCTTGTAAGAATTTTTCTTCTGTCATATTATCTCCTATAAATCTGATGCTAAGTCAAACATCAAGTCTCCTGACTCTATCAGATTTCTTACGTAAATTTTTAAATGATAGCCTTCTGTCTTTGTTGTTTTAGACTCAAAGATTATTTTACCTCTTATTTTAAAAAGTCTTGCGGCCGCACTGTTTGATTTGCCTATTCTACTATCATATATAACTGTCTCTGCATCGCCTTCAGGTTGTTTGTTAACATCTACTTTTAAATGAGGCATTGCATCTTTTACATTCTGAACATATTTCTTTCCGAACTTTGCTCTTTTGAAACCTTTCGTACTCAGCTTGACAACTTCTATTGTGGGATCATTTCCTGTCGCGGCGTTTCGTAGAAAGTCTGTAACTTGATCAATGAACTTTGCATCTTTCGCTTTCATCTTAGCATCTAATTGTTTCTTTGCTTCTTGATGAACAACAAGATTTGCTTGTCTTACTGCAAGATGTATTTCTCTACCTAAACCTTTCTTTGTTTCATCTCTATGTGTGAATGCAAGGCCTATATCTACTTTATTAATTAGTTCTTCATACTTGGCTCTTGCAGGTGTCACATCAACACCAAGAAGTGAAAATAGTTTTACTTGCTTATCAAATGGTACACCAGACATTTGTCCAATCTGATCACCACCTGTCACTTTCAATGACATCTGCATGTTCACAACTTTATCATCTATCTTTACTTTGATATCAGCTTTTGTACCTTTCTGATCAGATAAGCCATCAGCATCAACAACAATTTTATTTTCTTTACTGTTTCTATAGAGTAAACTTGTGTATCGCAAAAGCCTCTTATACGTGTTACAGTATTTTGCAACAGACGCAAACTGCCAATCGATTAAGTCCCAGTTCTTTCGATTTGATATAAACTCCCATTCTCTCTTTCGTATACCAACACTCAGAGTTATCGTATCAGAAACCTTTATAGTGGTTTTACCAGACACTTTATCTTCTCTATCTAATTGAGCTTTTCGAGTAGAGAGAACTTTACCTAACATCTTCTCTATAGATACTCTCGTTACAACAGAAGTAGGATCAAAAAACTTTGCCGCTACACCACATGCTAGTATTGCTTCAGCCAAGTCCCCTTTATTTGGAATCTTTACTTTCTGCTCCGAGATATACTCCGAGAAAGACTTCCGATTTTTTTCCATGGTATTATCTTCCTAAATCAAATTTCTTTCGAATCGCACTTTGAGACTGTGGAGAAAGTGGAGCATTTTCTAAAGCCCATCGTAGAACTTGTGTTAAGATACCTCTATCTTTTTCGTATTCTTTACCTTGCTTCTTAATTGTGACATAAGCAAAATCTTTTACAACTGGTGGTTTGTCTGTATATAATTCGCCATTCTTATCCACATAGAAAGAAGTCTTATCTCTATTGTTTAGTATAACGTGTACTTGTCCATCAACATGCTTTCTACCATATACTCTTCCACCAACCATAGATTTAATTCTCTGAAGCATATTCATTGCGGCCTTCTGATGAGACATAAAAAGAATCTTATCTGGCACAACTCTGTCTCTTTGTTTATTTGCTTTCGCCGCTTGTTTATAATCTGTAAGAACCCATACTAAATGAATATTCTTTGCATCATAACCAGCATCAATTAATTTTGGAGCAACATCACTGATATCACTACTATCTTTCATCGTGATATCAAAGAGTATATTAGGTAATCTATCTTTCTTAGCACCATTTAAAAGCATGTCAAGTGTTTTATCTTTAATGCCTTTCTCTCTTACAATAACATGAAGTTTAAAGACATCTTCAGGATTACGTAAATTTAGTCCGGAAATTTTTTCATTTCCTTTTATTTTCGCAAGCTTGATAAGAGCCTTCTTCCACTCATCAACATCGCGTACTTTAAATTTCTCTCCTTGCATGAAATTCTTAATCGCAAAACCTTTACCTGAACCAGCACCGCCAGCCATAAAAACAACTTGGCCATAGTTTTTACCTCCGGAAAAAATTATTAATTTTTCTTCTAGTTCTTGATACTTATTTAAATTCATGAACTCAAAAAGTGATAATATCATCTGACTTGCATAGCTCCCCTAGACGCATTTGTTTTTTTCTTTGCAACGCTCGGTGTACTAGTCGTTGGTGTAGTAGTAGTGTTTGAACGTGTGCTATGCATCTGTCTCTCTTTTGTTCCTGTATCTTTGACACACTCTATAATAGTCAAGTAGTCTGTCTTACTAATCTTATGTCGTGCATCTGTAATTAAATACTTTCCGCTTGTATATTTATCTTCTTCTTTTCCTGCTTCATAGGATGTTGCGTTATGAAATATACATTGAATTGTATCTCCTACATTTATATCAGAGTTTCCATACAATGTCAAGCGAATCACATTGTTTGTTATTTGTCTGAAGTAAGAGGCCCTCTTCTGATCTTTTAATACATCTCTACTAGACTTAGGTGATTCGCTACTAAAAAACGAATCAGTATCATGGCCTCTTCGTGATGTCTTCATATGAATCATTGCATCTTTCTTAGCACCACCTGGAACTTTGAGTTTATTTAATGTTTCAAATGATTCGTTTTCATAATTAAATTCGATTCGATTAAAGTCCTTACGTAAAGGATCTATCTCAATCATAGTAGAAGCATACAGTCCAGCTGTCATGTTCGCAGTCATGTCTACATCTTTCACACGTTCCATCTCTTTGATAAAGAAAGCATTACGGCCACTCTCATACGAATCAGTATTAAACGCAGAAGGATAATACTCATACTCATCAAACACAGGCTCTTCTATCACTAATTGTTCTAAGCTTTTAAAATGGAATCCTTTAAAGTTCTCATAGTAGTAATAAAGACTCGCAGTATCAGAACCTACTGCACTCTTCTGTAAATAACGAATCGCTTGAATAGGATTTACATTCGGCAATGTACATCGATGAAGGCCAGTTGTCAAGTCATTTCGTACAACAGAATAATTTTCTTTGTTGACTTTTCTTTCGTTTTGTGATAAGAAGCGATATATGTTTCGAATCACTTCCGTATTAATAAACTCATCATGTATACTCTGTACTATCTCAGATATCTTAAGGCCACTTGGATATCCATACGCTCTAGATATCTTCTTATCAATAGACATAAAGTGTTCAGCAGAATAACCCTCTATGATATACTGCTCACGGCCTATGTCTGTACGTCTTCTAGATAGTATACTGTTCACAAGAAAAGCTAAACGAATCACTTCCATTTCCGAATCACTAGTCTTGAAAGCAAGATAGATAACCTCTCCCCCTACTACTGATTGTGGTTGCTCATTGATAAAGCCTGCTGAGTCGTTGATTGCTATCTCTATTTTCATAAAGGGCTCGTATAGACACTGATGCACATTGATCTCTGTATACATCATGTTCA